ATCTTCTATGCTATAGTTCACATTATGGTTGAGAAAGTGGGTGCGGATACTTCAAAGATAAGCGTATACGGGGATGATTTAATATATCCCATCGAAGCGCTGGAGGATGTCCGGGCTGGCCTTGAGTTTTTTGGTTTTACCGTAAACAAGGAGAAATCCTTTTCAACTGGTAACTTCCGAGAATCTTGTGGTAAAGATTACTTTTTTGGAAGAAATGTTAGACCCTTCTATCTTAAAGATCGATGGAATGATGCCCGAATCGTTGGTTTTCTTAACTTCGACTACCGTAACTATAATTTGCTAGATGACGAAATGGTTCAATTCCTTTTGAGTCAGCTAGACGAGGCCAATATCCATTTTGGTCCCGATGGTTACGGAGACGGACACATTGTCACTGACAATGCGGCATATATGATCAAGTGTCGCAATCATATAAAGATAGGAGAACTTCGCGATAAGTATCTTTGTCGTCATCCAGGAGCTGATGCCGATCCTTTCTTTTTGACTAAACTTCCTAAGAAGATTCAAAGGTTGTTTACGTCATCGGATAAGAGCGGTTTTACTTTTTCGTCCGTAATTGTTTCACCTAAGAGGAGCAGCGATGCTTCCCCATTGGGTAAACGTTACACGGAACTCAGTTTGGATGATGTACTTATACCGACTTATAAAGTACAGTCGGTAGGATCGTCGAACCCTGTTGCAAGTTACTCGGATATTGCTTTAATGCGATTTCGAAGCTACCTTAGTCAGCAGGGGTATACTGATTGGGACCCAGAGTCGGTTGAATCTGCATTTTCATTTAGCAGGTTCGACCCCATGGCACCTTTCAAGCATACTAAGAGAGAAGGAGAAGACCCCTTCGTTCTACCCGGCGGTTTTCGCGAACGTGTAATTAACATATACACATTCGGAGACTTTTGTGCTCTGCACAGCGACTTATCCTAACTTTTTAGTGCGAATTTGCACATAGGACAGTCAAACAAATCGTCGTAACCGACGTGACGGGGATCCCAACGGTGGAGAC